CGCCGTCAGATAAAGCCGTGTATATCATTTCTTGCTCATCTGCAAGCATTTCGGCGGTGTGGATAGGTGTTACATCATCGAACACGTTAAACCCTCTGAAATCGCCTAAAATGCCCGTTTGTCTGTCATTGTTTCGCCCGTTGCTTGCGCTCTCGTACCACTTGCAGTAAATGTAAGGTTCTAACCCGTAATATAACATTTCGTTCCAATCATCGCCGCCCACGGTTTTAACTTGGGTGCTTGGTGAAAGGTATATTATTTCGCTGCTTGGTTCTGTTTCCTCAACTTGAAATACAACGCCGTTGCAGGACAAAAGCGCAACCCCGTTGCCCGTTACCACGTTTATAACGTACTGCAAAGCTATCGTTTTGCCTGCATAATCGCTATTGAGTGTTACAAACCCTGCAAACGGCAAAAAGATTTGTATTTCACTTTCGTAGTCGGTGTTGTCCTCATTGTGCGCTGGTACTACCGCCGTGCCGAAATCAAGCGTTATTTTGTCTTGCGCTGGTTGCTGGCACGAAACGCCCGTATTAAAGTTACCGCATCTTATTACATCAGAGCTAAACGGCGTTATATCCGTGTAAATTCTTTTGATACGGTTAACATACTCGCCCAAATCTACATTTTCGCCGCCGGCCGTGAAATAACGCTTTGCGGCAAATTCTTTCAGATTATCAAGCGTTACAAGATACACGTTAATAGAGCCGTATTGTTTGCCCACCACCTCAACGGGAAAACACTCACCCACTATATTAACCCTACTATAATCGCCGCTATTTGCAAGCTGGTACGAAATTGTAGCCTTTTTATTGTCGCCCGAAATCGTAAACGGTGTTTTCGTTTCCCGTCCGCCTACCCGTGGCTTGACGCTTAAATAGGTCGTTCCGTCCGTGTGAAATTCGGTGTTTGGGTTCGCATCAAGTTCAACCGTTATAAGGCTGTCAAAATCCACATAATCGGGCAACGGTTCTTTGCTCGTACAGTTCGTGAGCGACTTTTTAAGCGGCAAAGTCCGTATATATGCACCCGTAACCGTCACCGAATAATCGCCGCCCAAATCAGTAATAACGGCGGTTGCCGTCACTCGTGTTGACGTGCTTTCTACCTGCATATCTTGCGTTGTCTGCTCGCCGCCCGTGTTGGTGTAATGTACTTGTGGGTTATCAAGCCTTGCGCTAATATAAGACGGTGTTTTTACGGTTATGGTGAGCGTTTCGCCGGCCCACTTGTGGATTTCCTCTGTCCCCTCTATGTTGTTAGTAACCGTTGGCGTAACGGTTGTTACTTCTTTACGGCTAGCGTTGAAAGTAATCGTATCGTTTTTACGTGGAACATTTGTACCCACATTAACCCCGTATGCCTTTGTATATGGACTTTCGGATACCAACCCGTCATACTGCTCCATACGTTCAAAACCAATCGTTCCAGGTATTTCTGACCACATATAACCGTGCGGATATTCTGTGACGTCTGAATAGGGCGTTAATTCATAATCGGGGCTTATATATAGAAAAAATATCGTGTCCCCGTTATCGTCAACGCCGTATTTTAGGGCATACTCTATGTTAAAACCCGTAAGGTATGCCATAACCCCCGTAAAATCTCTTATTGTATCATTCAGTGTCATTGTCGTTGCCTTTTAATGTTATCATAATAATGCCGCCCGTTTCATTCAGTAAGCCCGTATTTGCAAACGGCACTTTCTCGAAATTCGGGGTACGCTTGTAAATCGTTTCACGGTTTGAAATATACGGGTCGGGGTTGTCGCTTTCAGATACACGCCCCGTTGCCGCCAAAATCTCGCTTTCGTATGTTTTAAGCACATCAATACGCAACGAAAGTTCGTAGGCGTTGTTTCCCTCAAAACTTACCCTATCCACGAAATAATAACGCCCTAAATCGGGTATGTAACAATAATTGAAAGTCGGTCGGGGTTGCTTTCGTAGTGTTACGGTCAAGCGCAACACATCGAAAGTTTGCCGCAAATCGCCCTCAATCGCCGTAAACTCGCCCAACTGCTTGTTTACCGTGTTCGGGTGTCCGTTGTATGAATAAAAGTTTATCGTTGTCATATCTGCAAAGAAAAAAGGCGGTGCGGTGCGCTTTCACCTGCACCCACACCGCCCAAAGTTAAACAATCTAATACCTATTGAGTTACTCAATAAAGAATACTACAAAGTTTTCGTTTGTATCGTTGAAATACCCTGCATCAAACTTGTAATAGTTGTTGAAAAACTCTGCCTTTGCGTTGTAGTTCGTTGTTACCCGTCTGTCAAGATTGCAAACGCCCAACGCATCACGGTCGAACATTACGCCCAACACGCCCGAAATTTCAACGGCTTTGCCGCCGCTTTCCTTGATTTTAATTTTTCCCGTGCTGGCAAACTCGTAGTTCTGTCCGCTGCCCTGCCAAAAAGGTACGGTTTCGGCTTGCGGCAAAAGCACATCTCCACGGTTGAACGTGTCGGAATAAAGATAGGTTTGCGCTGCCTTTGCAAAGTCGGACAAAAGTACAACGTGTAACATATCTTTCGGCGTAAATCTTTCCTTGCCGCCAACATTGAACACGGTCGAAATGCTTTGCAGGCGGTCGGCGTAAGTTCCCATTACGTAAGACGCAAAGCGGATAAAATCGGGGTCGGTTATCGCCTTTGCAGCGGTTAATTTTGTAGTTGCGCCCGTTTTATCATTGTACAACTTCAAAAGGTTTACACAACGTGCCGTGCTTGCGCTGGAAAGGTCTGTCATATCACCTGCCGCCGTTGCTCCAAACGCTTGCGCATCAGCTAACACGGTTTCCGCAATCATGTTGTTGATAGTACGCATAATCAAAGCGTCCGCCTTGATAGTCATTGACTTTTCAACGGCTGCATAAATCATCGAAATAAAGCCGTTAAGTTGTGCGGCGTTGCTGAAACTTTCCTTAACCTGCCTTTCGGTGATTGATACGGGCACTTCAAACGTAACCTTGCTATTGAAAAACTTAGCCGAAACGGTCGGTTTGTGGAAAACATCTTGGTCGTAACTTTCCCCGTCTGTCAAGTTCCACGTATCGTTTTCCTCTGCTTCGGGAACATCGGCACTTATTTTTTCCAACACGCTGCCAAACTCCCACGCATCCATTAAAACGCTCGGCACTTTGCCCGCATAAGGTCGGTTTACGAAAACCACTTTGCCGATATGGTTTACAAGTGATTTTACGTAATTATCCACGGCATTTTGATTGAACACTTCTTGGCCCAAATCCACAATACCCGTCAAATCGTCCTGCACAATGTTGGTTTTGCCCAACACTTCTTCTGATACGCTGTTAATAAGCGTGTAAATCTTTTCTACTTTCATATTGCTAAAATTAAAATTAGTTATTCGTAAATACTCGTCGTTAATTCTCTTACAAGTGCAAAGATAATGTTTTTTCTCCAATTATCACGCCGCAACTGCAATTCTTTTGCAATTTCACTTGAAATTGATTTGCTTGCGCCCGTTCCTTTGCTGGTTTCAGTCGTTTTGCGGCTTTCTGTGCGGTTTCTCTCATCGCCCACGGTCTTTCGGTCGCTGTCTGAAAAATCGGTGTCATTAAACGCCTTGTTTGCGCCCGTTTCGGTGTTGTCCGTGCTTTCCTGCAAAGTTACGGTTTCCGTCCGTTCAACTTGCCCCGTTACGGGTGTCAGTACATCGTAATCGGCAAGCATCGCCGCCGCTTCCCGTTCCCAACCTTGCACGTTTATCGCAATCACCGCCGAAACAACATCGCTTGCGTTGTCGCTGGTTATGCTGCTTACAACGGTCTTGCCGCCGTACATCAGTAAGGCGTAAGCGTCTAACTTTGTCGGGTCGGTATCGCCGAAAATAGCGGCGTACTCTGTCGGGTATTCGGTCTTGAAAACCGTTGCGAATATCCCGTTACCCTTTGTAAATAGTTCGCTGTATTTCATTGTTTATCTTTGTTTTCTTCGTTTTCTTCTGTTTCTTCTGTTTCTTCTGTTTCCTCTGTTTCGGTATCGTTACCGTCCGTTTCCGTTTCCGTTTCTTTCGTTTCCTCTGTTTCCTCTGTTTCCGTGTCGTTTCCGTCTGTTTCGGTGTCGTTTCCGTCTGTTTCGGTGTCGTTTCCGTCTGTTTCGGTTGTTTCCTCTGTCGGGTCGGGTTCGTCTGTCGGGTCGGGGTTTTCCTTTGCCGTTTCCAAATCAGCCGCCAAAGCGTTGTAATTATCCCTTTCCAAACCCCAACTGCTTGCAAGTTTAACCGAAATTTCGGTGTCAAACATCACATTAATTTTCTCAACTGCATTTTGTCTTTCTTTTAGCATATTATCCACATACGGCAAAAGCACATCTACATTCATTGACACCTCGCCCAAATTAAGGCGTTCCCGTTTCATGTTGTAGTTTGCATTTAGCCCCAATTCGTTGTACATACTCGCCTTGTAGTATTGCACCAACTCAATAAGTTGCGTTATGTACACGCTGTTTGTGGTCGGTGCGGTCTGCATATTTACACCCTTGAAAAATGCGTTTTCGCCGATTATTGAAAACTCGCCGTCTTGTATCTTGCGCAAAAATTCCTCGGCACTCTGTTTTGTCTTGTCATCGCCGGCACTTATAAGCATCGTGATACGGGTCAAAATGCTTGCCGTATTCAACGAAATAAGCCCGTCAGTATATAATACCGCATAACGCCCAATAAGCGGCAAAAGGCTTTCGCCGTTGCTGTCATTCTCAATCAAAACCCCGTCTTTCTGAATATCGTAGGTTTTGTTTAACTTTAATGCAGGGTTCGCCACGGTGTAAAGCGTTGCCCGTCCGTAAACATCGGGTTCGCCGCCTTTGCCGCCCGAAAGCGCATACAAAACCCCGTCCACGCTGGTAACAAAGGCGTTGCCCGTGGTCTGCAAAAGCCGCTCCAATTCCTTTTGCGGTATGCTGTCGGGCAAACCCTCATACTCAAACATACTTTGAGTTTTCGCCAACGTGTTCGCCATAAATTCGGTTACGGCGGTGTCTTTGTCCCTTATTTGTTGCTGGTACAACTTGTAAATGTTATCTTTCCTTTTCATCTGTCAAAACTTTAATCAGTGTTGTAAGTTCGGCTAACACTTTTGTGTTTTCCGCAATCGTATCTTTTAGGTGTTCCGTTTCTTCTTGGTGCGCCTGCCTTTGTTTCACCATATACCAAAACAATGCGCCACACATCACAATCGGAAAACCCAAACTTGAAATGATTTGAATAATAGTATTTGCGTCCATATCAATAAATTTTTAATTCCTATTGCAAAGGTAGTTATTTTTTCATAAAACGTGCGGTTTGGCACGAAATTTTGCACCAAACCGCCGTTATTTTCATAAAACGTGCGGTTCGGCACGAAATTTTGCACCAAACCGCCGTTATTTTCATTTAAGCGAAACAATGTTTGTCTTTGCGCTTGTAATTAAATAATTGCGTACTATTTCGCCGACTTCGTTATCTTGGTAGAAAACTTTGTCTATTGCGAAAAACCGTGCGACTTGTTGTTCCACGTAACTTGCCGTGCTTAACAACTTGCGTTTGTAGTTCGGTTTGCCGTTCATTTCCAGCGAATAAATAAGGCTGTTTTCCTCATCTTTTATCGGGGTTGTCTTTGCGTGTATGTACGTGAAACATTCGTTACCCACTTGGATAATGTTACCTTGTAACACTACATCGTTAAACTTGATATAGTACACAAACAACACATCTTGCGGCTTGTACTTGCACGGCAAATGCGGATATACTGCAAGTTCCCATTTACCGCCCGTAATCATCTGCAAGTTTTGGTTATCGAAACAAAAATACTTGTTGCTGGCTTTGTGTTGTACTATCGTGCTGCAATACTCAACCGCCACTATTGCGCCGTGTTCGCCAAATCTGTAAATATCTATCGTTCCCTGCTCCATAAACGGCACTTGCTTCAAACCCATTTCCGTAAAGTACGGGCAAAACTTGTTTACGGTGTTCCCCAGCATAAAAACCTTAACATCGTTGCGCTGGCGTATTATCGTACTCAAAAGGTTCATAAACAACATAAACTCATCGGGCAAATAATACCGCCTTGTTAGAAACTCATCAAACACAATCGTTGTAACATTCGGGTAACTACTGCTTTTTTCGTGTTCCTGCTCTGAAAGGCAAAAGCCGTAACAAAACGGGGTTGTGTCGGGTGTACGCTTGTTTTTCTCTGCATCGTAGTACGACAAAAACCATTTGTTCGACATATAGAAAACTTCATTAAATTTGCCCTCTGTCAGTTCCTCAATAAGCCCGTTTGCGGTGTGGTTGGCAAACAGGCTTTCGGCACGTTTACCCCTCAAATCCTCTCGCCACCGGCGTATATATGCCATTTGCTTGCCCGTCTTGATATAGTTTTCCAAACCATATTTTAAGGCTGCATAAGTCTTGCCGTTTGACCGTTCGCCAAATATAACATTATAGTCGGCGTTCTTGCTTAAAATCGCTTTCAAGTCGTAAAATTTCGGCTTGTCTGTCTTTGTCTTTCTTGTTGTCATAATCTTATTATTTTAGTCCTTAAATTTAATACCTCGCAAATAATTTATGTACATAACCGAAAGGGAAAGGCTGTACCCCGTTGGCTCTAAATGTACGCCCGTGCGTTCGTTGTAGTGCGCCGTGCTGCCTTTGTAGTCGGTTATCTCGCCTTGTATTTCGTAATCAATGTACGTATGTATGTTTTTGCCCGTTGCTTGCGGTGGAATATCCAGATAATTAGTGAAAGCGTCAAAGATACCGTTTTCCCCGTACTTTTCAATAAGGTAGGGAATTGCGGCTTTTTTGTTCACGCCCGACACGGTTAAACTGAAATCGTAAGCCCGTCCGTTTGCTTTGAGGGCGTTCGGTTCTTGCACCATGTAGCGTTTTGCGCCCAAAGTCTTAAACCTTGTATATGTACCCTCGAAATCCCACACGCCCAAAGTCTTTGTTATGCCTTTTATCGTTTGCGGCTCGCAAAGGGAAAACGGCAAACCGTGGTACTTGCAGGCGGCTCGCAATTTCATTTGCACCTGCATATTATAAGCCTTGAAATATGCTTCGTGCGCCTTGCCGTTCATTATTTTAACGCTGTCGGTGTCGCTGTATATGTAATCGTCTTTTGCTTCGTGTATGCCCGTGAAAAGGTTGCGCCGTGCGTATGCGGTTACGAAAATGCCCCACGGGTAAAACAAGAAACGGTTTTTGCCGGTGTTGTACTTGTATAAAAGTTCTTGTTTTTGTTCGGCTGTCATTGAGTTAATATCCCATTCGCCGTTATATGTAAACTCATCACGCAAAGGATTGGTAACACTCATACCGTAACAACTGTTTAACATTTCCTTGCTGTTTAGATATTCCACTTCTTTGCCCTCAACGCCTTTTAATTTCGTCTTGCTTTCGTACAAATGCAGGATAGATTTTACAAACGGTGTCGGCAAATACTCTTTCTTGTAACAATACATTTCACCCACTCGCATACTTTCCCAGGAATAAAAGTTTTTGATTATGTTAAAATCAACGTCCGTAATTGTCAGCGCAATTTTTGCAGCCGCCACAATACGCCCGTTATTCTCGCACGGGTTTTCTTTCACAAAACATTTGCTTGCGCTTATCGGGTTGTCTTGCGTTTCGCTGGCAAATATGTTGGTGAACTCAATATCAAACACGCAACAATACTTTGATATTAAAAACTCAAATTGCGCCATGCTTTTGACCGTTATCGCCACGCCTTGCGACATCGGGTATTTTTCCGCTATCATTACATACGGGTAACTGCTTGTAAAGTCGTAACTATCCACGTTGTACATTATTTCGTCTGTGTATTCGGCGTTGGCGTGTGTAAAACCGCCTGCAAACGCACGTTGCAGCATATTAAATTCATTCATACCCGTAATTTGTAGTTCCTGCATCAAGTTTACGTAATCCCAATTTGGTACGGTCTTTCCTGCATCGCTTTTTTCACGCAAACAATGCGCACGGCAATACTTGCGCACAAACCCCGTCTTTGTTATCGGTATATGCGTTATCCCTTTGCTTTCCTCGATACGTTCCTGAATGTAGCACATCACTACTTTAATATCGTTTATGCAGTAATGTATTTCAGCGTCTGTTAACGGCGTTTCGCTGTGCCTTATTTGCTGGTAGTCCAAATCGCCGACGGCTTTTGCACACTTGTATTTCATAAGTTGCTCGCCCAACTTTGCAAGTGAATACCCCGAAAGCAAGTAACTGCATCTAAACTCAATGTTGCCCGTTGTTATTGCGTATATAGGTTTACGCAAATCAATACTGAAAACACGTTGCCACTCAAACCACTTGCGCAAAAACTGAAATTCGTATGAAAGGTTATGCACATACACAATAAGGCGTAATTTGTCATTCAGTTGCAAAACCTCGCTTACGGTCTGCATCATCGTGACAAACTCACCCCACGTGCGCCCAATTATCGTGTAACCGTTTATTCCAAACTGCCAAACGTACATTATTGCGGCTTTCTCTAATTTCGCCTTGCGCCCGTTGCTGTCCTGCATACGTCGCACTTGCTCGTATGTGTACGCCCGTCCGTCCGTATCACGGTAAAAACTTGTTGTTTCAATATCAAAAGCGCACGGCACATTGTAAAACCGTTCGCCCTTGCTGTTTCCGATAATGTTTTTTTCATTTACGGCACGTTGCAAGACGCTTGTTATTTCGGTCGGGCTGTTTATTCTTTCTTGTAACTCAAAAGGTATTTTTTTCATAAGCCGAATTTATTAAAACCTTGTAGTATTCGGTCTATATCATCGTCTATTTTGTTTGCCGCTTCATTTGCGGCTCTCTCTATTTCGTCGTCAATCGCCCGTGAAATGCTTTCGGCTTCGCTCTCTATTTGGGTGCTTATATCCCGTGCGCTTTGCTCCATTTCGCCCGTGAAATCCTTGTACCGCATCAAATAACGCTCCACGAAATCATTATCCGAAACGCTGTTTAACTTGCCTTGCAGATTTCTCGCCATAAGGTTGTACTCATCGGGCGTTAAATCGTACACACGTTGCAGGTGTTGCCCGTACTGCCTTGCGCCTTGCGCCGTACTGGTTGGCTGGCGTAAAAACGAAATCGCCTTGCCATACTCAACTTTTAAGGCGGTCCAATCGTGCTTCATTGAAAACTTTGTGTACCCCTCTATATCGCCCTTGTTCAACGCTTGCACGGCCGGCGAAAGTTGTCCGCTTGCTTCAATGTTTTGAATACGGCGGTTTGCCATTTGGAAAACACGTGCAATCTCTTTGCGCATTTCGGGACTACTCTCAACGGCTTGCAAAATCTCTCTCTTTAATTTTAGCTTGCTTGTTTTAGCATATACAGACGGCGAAAAATTAACCTTGATTTTTACCATAACACTGTTATATTAAATAGGGGTTACAAACATTGCAACCCCTACAAAGTTAAACATAACTTTTCAAACTCTTACAAGTCCACGAACGAAATAGAGTAACACTTCTTGCCGTGGCTCTCGTACTCGTAAATCATGTACCCGACTTTGCCGTCTTTGATAGTTTGTACTGCCTCATCATCGGCGAGAATTTCCCGTACCGTTTCGGCGGTGTGGCTTGGTAGATTCACCAACCGTTTGTTTTCCTCATCAATTATTACGGGGCTGTCGCCTAATTGTGATTTGTGGACATAAAACCCGTTGATTTTGTGTATCACATCTTTGCCGCCCTCGCTTTCAGAGTTGAAAATATCGGCTAACTTGGTGTACTGAAAATCGGTTGTGTCAATACCGAAATTTGTCTTGTTAAATTTACTTGCAAAACTTTTCATTGTAGTAATCTTTTAATTGTTAAACTTGGTGTTAATTGTTATTCGGCTGTCTGTCCTTGCGGTTCGCCGTCAAACGGCAATTTTTGTTCGGGGTTGTCTTGCGGCTTCAAGTCCATAAGCCACGCACGAAAGCGGTTTATTCTCATAACCGCACGTTGGTTGCGGCAAACTTCATTACACGCCATAAGGCTACCTAACGCCGACAAAGCGGCAAACGAAAACTCGTCAAATGCGTTTCTTTTTTCTTCGTTCATTGTAGTAAACTTTTAATTGTTAAACATAGACTTTTTGAATTTCAACGCCCCGTTGTGTTTGACTACCGTTGTATCGGTTGTTACTATCGTTGCCTTGCCCCGTATCGTTACACCCTTTGAAACGCCACACCCCTGCAAGATTGCAGATAGAAACAACATCGCACAACCTACGACAAAAATAGCTAAACACATTGCAACTTCTTTAATTGCTTCTTTCGGTTGCTCTTTGAAATGCTTTACTAACTCTTTCATATTTCAACTTGTTTAAATAACACGTTGCAAAGATACAACTTTTTTCAATATACAAGCATTAAGGGTAAAAAAGATTTTCGGTTTAACTTTTATTAACTTTTAGTGTTGTGTTCCACGTGAAACATTTTATTTTGTGCATCGGTGTGGCAGTGTTTGTAACACTCAATAGCGATTATGCAGGCAAAACGATAGCTTTGCAGTACGTTATAAACGTGGTAACGGGCAACGGGCATTTTAGGCGATTTCAGAGGGTTTAACGTGTTCGATGATGTAACACCTATCCACACCGCCGAAATGCTTGCAGATGAGCAAGAAATGATATACACGGCTTTATCTGACGGCG